GTTGTGTAGTTACGAGAGTAGGCAGCAGCATGGATCTTCCTGGCATCGGCCGACGTGAGTTTCTCGCCAAGGCAACCCGCACTTTTACCGCTACCCTCGTAGCCGGCTCCCTCGCAGCCTGCGGGTCAGGCGGGCGCCGGCGCAGCGCCCGGTCCCGCTCCGTAGTCAGCGGTGGGGCCGGCGACAACGACGCCGTCTCCTGCTTCCTGCCTGGCACGCGCATCGCGACTGCCAAGGGCACTGTTGCGGTGGAAACCCTGCGGATCGGCGATCTCGTGCAAACCGCCTCCGGTCCCCAGACGGTCAAATGGATCGGGCGCAGCCTGCGCCACCGTCGCGCCGCCGGCTGGTCGCTCGCCATGCGCCCGGTTCGCATCCGCCGCTCGGCCATGGCCCATAATGTCCCCAGCCGCGATCTCCTGGTCTCGCGCGAACACAGCCTTTTTCTCGACGGCGTGCTGATCCCCGCCTATCAACTCATCAACGGCACCACCATCACCGAAGAGCCCTGGGACCATTCCCCCACACTCGAGCTGTTCAACATCGAACTGGCCGAGCATCAGGTGATCTTTGCCAACGGCGTTGCGGTCGAAACCCTCCTCGCCAACAAGGGCCGCGACCAGTTCGACAACGCCGCCGAATATGCGCTGCTCTATGGCCCGGACACTGCAATCACCGCCAAATACGCTCCCGTCATCCGCTATGGCCGCCGCCGAGACCGTGCCCTCGCCGACGTCAGGCGATGGCTCACCGGCTGGGGTCTTGATCTGCGTGACGCCTCCATGCGCGCCCATGACCGCTTCGCCGCCCGCGCCCAAATGGCTGGCTAAGCGGGCAGGGGCCTCGCTGCGCGCCAATCCCCGGCAAAGTGCGCAATCGCCCACCCGCGCTCTTGCATTGGACCGCGCCTGCCGCTAGTTCTGTGCCTCGGGTTCGCCCCCAAGCGGGCGGGTATAGCTCAGTGGTAGAGCAGCAGCCTTCCAAGCTGAATATGCGGGTTCGATTCCCGCTACCCGCTCCAACTCTTCCCTTTGAAATCATTGCTGCTTTACGACTGAGCCCATCGGGCCGTTTCATTGACGTTTCAAAGGCGTTTCATAGCCTCAGTTTGGACCGTGCCTCGGCGACTCGCCGGTTGTTCGCCAAGTCGTCGTTCCGAACGTAGACAAGCGTCGTTTTTGATGTGCTGTGACCAGCCATTTTGCGGGCCGCATCGAGGTCGCCAGTGGCTTCTTCCGCCTCCGAGATTGCTCCTGCTCGAGCATCCATCGACCAGACGCCATCGGGCACGCCGGCAGCCTTGGCGATCTCGCGCCAATCCTGGGCGTAATAGTTCTCCCGATATGGCAGGCAAGTCGTTTCCGAAACGATCAGAGGACCGACACTGGGCAAGGGAACCTGCTTCAGCACCTCGAGAACCAGTGGGCAGGCGGTCAGGTCGTGCCGCGTGGCCCTCTTGTTCTTGGTGGTCACCGGAACGGTCAGCACCTTTTCAGCCGAAATGTCTGCCGCAGTGAGCCCCCGCCACTTCGTCTTCCCTCGGATGATCCCGCCGGTGTCGCCTTCCTCGACCGGCAACCACTCCCCGATGATGTGGATCCGGCGCAGAGCCGTGTCCCACTGAATCGCCTGTGTGACTGCGATCGAGGGGCGCCCGAGCTCAATAGCCTTGTCGCAGATGGCCTTTGCGTGGGCGTACTCCATCTTCACCGTGCGCGCGTCCGGCGTGGCGAAGCGGATGAGAGATATGATCTCTCGAGCTTGGGAGCATCCCCGCAGCTTCTGTTCGACACCATAGGACAGCACGGAACGCAGCTTGCGGATCGCGCCGTGTGCGCGCCGGGTCAGCCCGCCCTTGCCCCATTCACGATACCAGCGGCGGAAGTCCTCGCCCTTCAAAGCAGATATCTGCCTAGCACCCACTGTGGTGGTGATAAGGCGCAGGGAAGGGTCGTAATCCCGGATGCGCGTGGAGTGTTTCAGGGCCTGATAAGGTGAGTTCTCGTCTGTCCGATAGAGCACGATCAGGGATTTGATCGAGCCGTCATAGGAAGGTGCCTGGCTCCGGCCCTCTAGATCAGCGAGCAGTTCATCAGTCCATGTGCGGCACTGCTGTGCCCTTGCTTCGTCGGAAAGCCCGGCGTCGAGCGCCCGAAGCGGCAGACCCTTCGGGGCCTTACTAGAAGCTCGGGCGGGGTTCCAATAGTGCGCACATGTGCCGTCTGCCCGCCGCCGGCTCTGATAGCCGGGGCGGTCTTTTCGTCGTTCAGTCAATTGAAGTTCTCCTCTCCGTCTGCGGTAGCCATCCCGTTGATGGCTCCTACAGGAGAGGGCAGACCGGCCCTTCGGTCAAAGAAAAGTTCGACTGCCCGCCGATCGGTCTTGTTGATGAGGCCGTCCTTGACGGGGAACCGCTCTGTCGCCCGCAAGCGCGTCAAGGCTCGCTCGCTTAGTCCAAAGCACGCCCGCAGCTCCTCATCCGTGAGGAACCTGGGTGTCATCCCGGCCCCCCTTGCTTAATCCCAGCCACAGCAGCAGGATTGGGCACATGGACGCCAAAGAAGCCCAGAGACGTATTGCCAAGGCCCGCCAGAAAATGGGTGAATGGGAAGGAGTTGGCCTGCCGCATGGGAACCCCGGCGACCTGTTGCACATGATCGTGCAGGAGATCACGGCTATGGAAGAGATCAGCCTGACCCACCCCAGCAAGGCTGAGAAAGCCAAGCGCCTCATTGCCCGTTACCAGCACATGCGTGAGCTGGTTGAGATGCAGTTGCACTAGGCTCACTCCACCCCTCCTTTGCCATCCCCGGCAGTGGGGAGGGAGGCGAGGGCTGCGCGGCCGGCGTCGGTGATGCGAAAGAACAAAACGCCCGGCTGTCCGCCCTCGTGCCGATAGTATTGGACGGCGTTCGTTTTGGAGAGTGCCGTTGCTGCCTTGTTGTTTACGCCATGGCCATGCTCCACCCGCCATTGGGGGGAAGCCTCATCGAAGTTGGCAAGATCGCCGCCCTTACTCTCCATAAGCCACAGGATAGACAGTTGCGCCTTCGTCAGCTTGCTCATCGCGCGACCTCCGAGCCATTGCCGCTATCCTTGAGGGGTCGGACAGCAACTTCGCGGATACGGTCATAGCTGGCCTGCCAAGGCTGGTCGCCCAAGTTTCCCTCCGCGATGTTCCTCAACGCCCCCTCCAGTTCCTTGATGCGCTCCTGTAGGGCGGTGATGGTGGCTTGCTGGGCCGCAACATACTTCCGCGCCGGCTCTGCGCCGTTCCAGTTACCAGGTTCGCCGGTCGCGCCGGTCAGCACCTGATAAATCTCGTAGATGGTGCTGTTCGCGCAGCGCGCCTCGCCAGCGTGCCCTTGGGCCTCCAGCTTCAAGCGGTCGCTCAGATCCCGTAGGGCGGTGATGGCGGTTTGGGCGTCGGACATGTCCTTGGCCGCTTGCTGCATGGCGTGGGTGTGCCAAGTCTCCGTGAGGTTCTTCTGGTATCCGTCCTGCATCATCTCGATGCTTTCGCCCAACCGCTCCACCACGTCTGCCTTCTGCTCATCAGTGCTCATTGGGAGGCTCCGGGGTTGGAGAGGGCGGCGAAGTCCCCTGCCAGAACTTCAATCGCGTCGTTCCAGCCTTGGGCATATGGTGAGGTGCCACCAAGCTTGGTCCGCATCCTGATCCGATGCACTGGGATCAGTTCCTCGCTCACCACGGCAGATTGGGTCGCTGCTGGTGAGGGTGGGGAGGCTGGTGCTAGAGAAACACCCACACGCTGGTCCCCAAGGATGTCGAGAACCTTCTTGTCGAAGTTCTGTATCACCACCTCACCACCGGCTTGCTCTGTCGCTGGGCGGAGGGGTTCGATGCAGGAGAGGATGGTATTGCGGTAGTGATCTTCGGCAGCGGCCTTGGCTTCGCCCTCGGTTTCAAACGCGCCGAGAAACTTGTGCTTCCCAGCATATACCCGATAGTGACGGGCTCCCTTTGCAATGGAGTATTCGAGCACGTCGTTCATCCGAGCGATGAAGCCGCCTTGTGCCCAGTCTCGCCATTCCAGAGCCGTCACCCTCACCCCCAATTGATCTGCGGCGCGGAGGGCGAGAGCCGCAACGGTATCTCGGTGGTGGTACGACATGGCATCACGCGGGCCATTGGGGCCGTTCGGATGCGTGATATCTTCGGCTTCCTCCAGCGTGTATAGACCTGCCTCGTGGGCATTGTTCGTGTAGCCAGCTGAGCCCGGCCGATACCATGCGCCGCCTTTGCGTATCAGGTAGGCCCGTTCCTCGCTCACGCGCCCGGCATTTTCTTCATTCATGGCTGGAGTCCTTGAGGGCTTGGCGCGCAATGATCGCGCTGAGTAGAGCTACGATGATGGAGAGAGGGATGGTCGGTGCGCCTCGTGCGTGACCGCCGCGCTTGTCGTGGATGCCTGTGCTTTGAGGATCGTTGGGCATTATGCTGAACGAGCCATACGCAGCCGCCATCGTGTAATTCCACTTGCCTTCGCCCAGCGGGAAGCCACAGCGCTCCACAAGAGCAAGGGCGGCATCGACGGAGGCGGTGTAGGTGGGCGCCTCCCATGTGTCCCAATCGTCTGGCTCTATGAACTGATACCAGAGCCACCCGTCCTCGCGGCGAGTGAGGTGGCTGGGCGGGAGGCCGAAAGCGAGGGCAATATCGCCGTCCAACTCACGGTTCGACCCCGTCGCCGCCGTCACCCTTTCCAGCAGTGCTGCAATGTCACCCATCACTCACCTGCCTTTGGCTCGGTGCGGCCTTCGGCGCGGGAGATGGCGGCGCGGGCTTGGCTCATCGCGCTGCCTGGCTCATCCATGCTTTCGGGCAGGATGCGGGCTGTGCTCTCAAGTCGCTTGAGCGCATCCAGCAGATCAGGAGCGGCTGCGATGAGGCGGGCGTTTGCTTCATAGTCGCCGTCAGTGCAATAACGTTCGTAGATCGTGACCACTTCCTTGCCATTGGCGGAACGCACAACAGCCGGCAGATCGGCGTCGTCGCTCTCGGGGTAGGCTTGCGGCTCAATCTTCCACGACCATGGCCCCGGCGTATGCGCTGCGGTTTGTTCAGGATGGGTCATGGCTGGTCGCCCAGCGTGTTCGCCACCATCCATGCCATGATCAAGACACCGAGCACGGCGCCGATCAAGACGCCGACGAAAAGGCTGAAAAGATCCACTGGTATGCTCCTCACGAAAGGGGAAAGGTGACGGCGGCCCAAGGCCACTCATCAAAGCGGAGGTAGAAAGCAGGGGTGAAGATCGCTGCGGCTACGGCGGCCCAGAGGAGGGTGGCGCAGGCAAGATCAAACACCCGGATCATGCCGCTACCGCCCTGTTATCTCGAGCCATGGCCTGGTGGAGGCGGTGATCGGTGGCCAAGATCTTTGCCACTTCATCAACCTGCTCGTCGGAGAGGCAGTCGAGACCTTGGCGTCGGAACATCGTGGCGACAGCTGCGGCGATTTCACCAGAATTGAACCGGCCGATCGTCCGCAATCGCCTAGTCCGCTTCGATGGCAGGGTTTGCAAGTGAGACATGACCGACAGCGCGGTCGCAAACGCCATCCCGCTCATGCCGCCTTCCTCCACTCGCCGTCCGGGTCATTGGCATTGCGGCCTGTAAACTCGACGCCCTGTTCCTGCTGAACGCGGTCCCAGAGGCGACCGGCCCGATTGAGCTCTTCTTCAGCAAGGTTCGCCACCTTGGCGGCGAGGGCTCGGGTTAGCTCGTCGCCAAGGAACAGCGATCGATTGTCGACCGTGACGTCGCTAATGCTGGTGGTGATCTGTCCACCCGAAACGATCACCTCGACCTCAACCTCACATTCGAAGTCGTAAATGACGGTGGTGTCCAGGTGTTCGTCGTGAATGTCGCAAATGAAGTAGGTCACTGCTCAACTCCGGTGTTCGGTTTGTTGAGTAGAGAATGCATTAATGCACAAGCAAGTTCAAGCCGCAAAATGCATAAATGCACGGGAACTCGTTTTGCGAGATTGTCTCTCGACTCCGCCACGGTTCTGAGTCGTTAATGAGCAAGTTAGAACAAAGGAAGAACAAGTATGCGAGAAGTAACGCATTTCGTTGTCATGTTCCCGGAGCGTCTCGCCGGCAGGCCAGCGCACCACAAAGAGGCGCTAGTTGATGCGCTCAGGCGGGAATATCCCCACTACGAGTTCACTGCAGTGCAGGGCTCGCCGTTGGGTGATGAGGATGGCTTCGGCATAGTGCCGGTTGTGGGGGTAGTCGGGGAGGTAGCCGGCACTGACGCCGACGAGGTCTACATGCGCAAACCGCTGGACCCGCTGGTAATCCCCAGCCTCGTGCGGTCGCTAGTCGCGTTGGAAGGGCAGGGGCTGCTGGTAAACTGAGCCTACCTGCGACCCACATAGGCGGCTACCCGGCCCATGATGCGCAACTGGGCAATGTCTACTTCCTGAGCCTCATAAGCCGGGTTGTCGCTGACGATCCGGCACTTGGGCGGCACCGTGAACATGATGCGCTGCAGGCGCTTGATCTGTGGTTCCGAGTTGCCGTCGCTGATGAGATAAACGCCGTCTGCGCGTAGCTCGTGCTCGGTTAGATCAATGATAACTCGGTCGCCAGGCGCATAGTTCGGCAGCATGCTATCGCCCTGAATCGGCAAGACGATTGCGCGGTCTGGATTCGGCACGGCCTCACGAAGATAGGACGGCGGGATGCGCCATTCGTCCACGATCTTGTGGGCGGAGATGGTGCCATTCCCCACGGGCAGAACCATGACTTCGCCAACCGCGCCTTCGCCGCCTCCGGCCCGCGCATCCAGTTCGGGGATGCCGCCTTCTATGTGAGGCTCGTAGCTCTCCCGATTGTATCCTTCGCCGTCGCCATCGGGGGTGGGAGTCCAAGTTTCGGCCTCCACCGGGACGCGCTCTAGCTCGCGCACGGCGCCCTTATTCCCAGCCATGAAGTTGGCGAACGTAATGCCCGTAGCATCCCCGATCTTCTGCACCGTGGTGTTCGAAAGAGCGAACTTGTGGTTCGGGTCGTTGAGCGGCCGCGTGAGCGTGGTGGAGGGCATTTGCGCCTTCTTTGCCAGCGCAGTCGCGGTCATGCCCGTAACTTCCATCACGTAGCGTACATAGTCTTTGGTTTGATCGCTCAGTCCGGCCATTGCGCCAGCCTAGTCAAAATATGCAGCAATGCACCGTGCATTAATGCTTGTAACCAGTGCATTAATGCTGCATATTGGTTGGCATGAGCACAGCCGATGAAATCAGAGCCATCGAAGCAAAGGCGCACCGCGCCGGCATCAAGATGGCAGAGGTTCTCCGAACAGCCGAGATCGACCGCTCCATGTGGACGCGGTGGAAGAACAACACCACCGTCCCGCGCCTCGACAACTGGCGGGCCGTGGAAAAGGCGCTCGACACCCTTTCAAACCGGAAGGTGTCAGCATGACCCAGCTGGCCATTGTAATCACCCTTGCGCCTCTCGTTCTGCTGCTTTGGGCAGACACAAAAAAGGGCGGCCGCAAATGACCGCCCTTCGATTCTCACATGACTATTCGTCAAGGCACGATCTGCGATGGGCAGTTCGCATGCGGTCTGACCGTGCCTTGGCCAATCGTCATGTCCTGGCGGGTTTTCCCGCCAGGCATTTGCGGGCTCGTCTCCCGCTCCTCCCGGAGCGGGCCCGCAACTTCCTTCACGCGCTGCATCGTCGTCCCTGCAAGTTCTCCGATGCTGCGCCACATGTCGTTCGTTCCGTCTGCTTCAGTCCACTTGATGCCCATCAACATGCATCAGGACCGACAGCATGCCGTCCCCAAAGAAAGAGTACTTCACGCCTTCGCACCCGGAGCACCCGATGAGCGCTGCCGCTGCCACCGAACTTGTTCGGAAAATGATCCACAACGAGAGCCGAACCTCCGGCGACGCGGAGAACGCCATGCGCGTGCTGTCGCGGCGCTACGGCATCGGCTTTTGGACACTCGATCACCTGAGGAAAGGGAGGGCCAAGACCTGCGACAGCACGCTCCTGGGCCGGATCAGGTCGGCCTATGTCGACCTTTGCGAGCGCCAGCTTCGGTATCTCGAAAGCGAAATAGCGACAGAAAAGGCAGCCGGCGATGACACTTTGGCAGATCTTGAGCTGGAGGTTTCGGCTCTGGCTCAGAAAATTCAAGAGGCGAAACGATCATGCAGATGAGCGTCGCCACAACAGCTAACGACCGCCGGGCAGGGCAGTCGGGCCAGGGCGGGGGTGAGGGGGCGTTCTCCTCACCCACCACCTTCACGCTCCCCGTTCCACCCAGCGTCAATCAGCTGTTCCGAAACGACAAGAAGCGGGGCCGGGTCAAGACCGAGGCCTATGACCAATGGCGAGCCACAGCGAAAACTGCACTGCGGATCCAGCAGATCGCACCGATCGCTGGGCGGGTGGTGGTCATCTTTGGTGTCGAGCGCCGCTCGCTGGCTGCTGACATCGACAACCGGATCAAGGCCATGCTCGACGCGATCGTGGCGGCCAAGATCATCGAAGACGACAAGATGGTCACGGCGTTCGCCGCGGCATGGCTGCCGGCCGCTAACGGCCTAGCCCACGTCCAGATTTATCCGGTCCAGGAGATCGGGATCCAATTCCACCCCTCAAAAGATGGCGCGACCGGGGGATGGTTCGACTTAGCGCCCCAACCAGATGGAGTGCCAGATGGCCCTATCGATTTCTGACCTCAAACGAACGACGGCGCTGTCTGCGCCCCGCATCCTGATCTACGGCCCGCCAGGCATTGGCAAGACGACGTTGGCCAGCGAATTCCCCGACGCCGTGTTCCTCCAGATCGAGGACGGCACGCCCGGTGGTGTCGAGCTGACCACGTTCGGCAAGATCGACTCCTTCTCCCAGCTAATGGAGGCGCTCGGAGTGATCTATACCGAGGACCACGAGTTCAAGACCGTGGTTGTGGATAGCGTCACCGAACTCGAACGCTTGGTATTCGCCGAAACCTGCGCCCGCGGTGACGAGAAGGGCAACGCCAAGGCTAACATCGAGGACTTCGGCTATGGCAAGGGCTACGTCTATGCCAAGCGTGTCTGGCAGGAGTTCATCGACGGGATCAATGCCCTCCGGCGCGACCGCGGCATCACCGTCATCCTGATCGCCCATTCAGCTGTCGAGCGGTTCGATGATCCCGAGACCGTCTCCTATGACCGTTACGAGATCGACCTGCACAAGCACTCGGTCGGCGCCATCGAGCGGGAGATGGATTGTATCTTCCTGCTCAAGTCGCCGGTGAACGTCACCAAAGAAGAGCAGGGCTTCAACAAGGAGCGCGCCATTGCTGGTGGCTCGTCTGTTGTCTTGATCCACACCGTTGGCCGGCCCGCATTCGTGGCGAAGAACCGCTACGACATGCCGCCTACCGTTCGGTTCGACCGCGGCCAGGGCTATGCAGCCCTCGCCCCTTATTTCCCCAATTACACCGCGCCTGTTGAGCAGGTCGCCACAAAGCAGAAGGCAGCATAACCATGGTCGATCTCGTTCAGCAGTATGACCCCGAAGCTGAAAGCAATGGCTTCGATACCCTCCCGGCTGGCACCTATACCGCCCAGATCATTGAGAACACGCGCGAGCCGATCTCGAAGAACGATGATAAGGGCGAATGCCTTTCCCTGTGCTGGAAGGTCACTGAAGGCCCAATGGAAGGCCGGCTGTTCTGGCAGCGTATTTCGTTGTGGTGGAGTGGTCCGGAAAAGACGCCGGGTCAGGTGGTGAAAATTGCCAATGGTCAGTTCGCCGACATTCGCCGGGCGACGAACGTGCTGGTCCCCAATGACGCGGACGAGCTGATGTTCATTCCGTGCTCGGTGACCTATGGCCCGCAGAAGAACAGCCCTGAGTACTCCGAGGTGAAGTCGGTCAAGCCGGTCGGTGGCGCACCGGTTCGCCAGGTGTCGGCCAATGTTCCAGCTCACCAAGCCGCTGCGGCGAACACCCAGGCCCGCGCACCTTGGCCCCGTAAGACGGCGTAGAGATGCGGGTGGGGAGGCGCAAGGCCTAGGAACCGGACCTCCCCACCACTCCCCGACAGCAACATTAATCCGTCACTCTCAGGAGCATGGACGATGCCCGATACCTCTTTGCCTATCAACCGGAACCGTCACCCCGTCGATCAACTGGCTGACGTCCGGTTTCAGATCAAAATCCTTCAGGAACACGAATCCGATCTCAAGGCGCTGATCAGCGCCGAGATGGGGTCGAGCGACAGCTTGGGCGGCGATGAGTTCATCGCGTTCCAGACAATCCAGAACCGGAAGGGCGGGATTGACGAGGCCAAGCTGAAGGCCGCCGGCGTCGACCCGGATCTCTATCGTAAGCCTGCATCGACCGCTCACGTTTTGCGGGTCGAGCGGCGCATGGCGGAGGTGGGGTGATGGTCGCCTTGACGATACCTCGGCCCACCATCGAGGCGATTGACAACGCAGTTGCGGCCAACGAGCCGCGCTCCTTCGACCTCGTTGTTCGCGGCAGCTCTATGGGTCACCCCTGCGACCGGCACCTTTGGTATCGCTTCCGCTGGGCCCACGATCCGGAGCAGTTCGACGGCCGCAAACTGCGGCTGTTCCACACCGGGCACGTCGAGGAAGCCCGCATGGTTGCGTGGCTTCGGCTGGCCGGCGTCACGGTGCAGGATGTTGATCCCGCCACCGGTGAGCAGTGGGAAGTCGTTGCCCTCGACGGCCACTTCAAAGGCCACCTCGACGGAATTGTTCAGGGCGTCCTCGAAGCACCGGCAACACCTCATCTGCTGGAGTGCAAGACGCACAACACGAAATCATTTGAGCAGCTGCGGCGCCACGGGGTCGCCGTTTCAAAGCCCGAGCACGTCGCCCAGATGCAGTCCTACATGCACCTGATGGGGCTGACCCGGGCCTTCTATCTAGCCAAGTGCAAGGACACTGATGAGCTTTGGTCGGAGCGGATCGAGTACGATCCGGCGCATGCCATTGCTCTGATGGCGAGGGCTGCGAGGGTTCGCGACAGCAGCGAGCCGCTGCCTCGGATCAGCGATGATCCCGAGTATTTCCAGTGTCGGTCATTTAACTGCCCATCCTATCAACAGTGCCATGGCGGTGCGTTCGCCCTCCGCAACTGCAGGACCTGTCTCAGATCTACCCCCGTGTTGGACGGCCAGTGGCATTGCGCCAGGCATGACCAGATTTTGTCGGTTCAAGACCAGACCCTCGGCTGCCCCAACCATCTCTATCTGCCCGGCCTCGTTCCGGGTGAGCAGGTGGATGCGGATGAACAGGCTGAAACGGTGTCGTATCGGATGCCTGATCAATCCTTGTGGGTCGATGGTGAGGGAAGGGCAGCGGCATGACCCGATCCTTACGCGTTCTCGTCGCCTGCGAGTTCTCTGGCACGGTACGTCGCGCCTTTGCCGCTCTAGGTCATGACGCATGGTCCTGCGACCTACTGCCGGCGGAAGATCGTTCCAACAAGCACATCGTCGGTGATGTGCGCGATATCTTGGGCGATGGCTGGGATCTGCTCATGGTCGCTCACCCTCCTTGCACCCGGCTGTGCCGCTCCGGCCGCCGCTGGCTCTCGGGCGCCGGTGACATGACGCCGCCCAAGCAGCTGCCGAAGGGCAAGACCTGGGACGACATGAAGGCTGAGTTTGCCGACGGCCTCGATCTGTTTCTGTCCTGCTGGAACGCACCGATCGAGCGCGTGGCGATTGAAAACCCTGAAATGCACGACATCGCTCGGCGCCGCTTGCCGGCTGGCGTGCCGAAGCCACATGTCGTCCAGCCCTTCTGGTTCGGTCATCCCGAATACAAGGCCACTGGCCTCTATCTCCGCGGTCTGCAGCCCTTGGTTCAAACCGACCGTCTCCCCGAACCTCCCAAGGGCTCAGATGAATGGAAATCGTGGAACCGAGTGTGGCGCATGCCACCGGGCGCCAACCGTGGCCATGAACGCTCTCGCTTCTTCCCCGGCATAGCTAAGGCCATGGCCATGCAATGGGCCGGCCCAGCCGAAGAAAGGGCAGCAGCATGACCTCTATTAACGCGCAGATGACCGCTCCACGTCGCAAGATGCTGGACGGCCTAGCCAAGCAGCCGGCTCGCTTCAGCGAGAAGTATCCGCCTTTGAAATGGGCCAAGGTGAACGGCTTTGTAGCACCGGTCAGCGACGGATTTTACTCCATCACCGCGGCCGGGCGGGGGGCACTGACGGACGCTGATACTGATCCGGCGCTGAAGCAGGCCCGAACGGTTCTCCGCAGGCGCAAAGCCAAGGCGCTATGCCGCCAGGCTAGCGACACCGAGGAGGCAATGCAGCGTGGTGGCGGCTACCTCTACTTTACCGAGCCAGATCATAGGCCCTTTCCGCCAGCCGGTGGTCGACTGCTGATCGACGCTGGCGACGTGACGCCGCTCGATGACGGCCTGTTTGCCGGTATGTCCCAAACGTTCGAGGTGCCATGCCATGCGTGAGCTTACAGTGAAGGACGTCCTCTACGCGCTTGAATACCTTGGCGATGCTCTGGAGCGCATCTCAATCCGTGATGGGAAGGCTCGGTGGCAGCTTCGCTCCGGCGCAACCGTCAAGGACCGCATCGCCCAAGAGGTACGTGATCATCCCGGCGTGTCGGCCACCACTAACCTCAGCAGCCAGATCATCGTTTGGAGGCACGTCGCATGACGATGCATCTTACATCCTCCCTTTTCGACACCATCCGGATCCCGCGCCGCGAAACGGCAGCCCTGATCGGCGATCGAATGTGCCGCGAGGCCGGGTTCGATGTCGACGTAGTCCAGCAAGTGGACGTCGCCAAACGACACGTCCCACCCGGCCTGACGCAGCTTCGGTGCCGTATCGCCCTAGCGATGCGGCAGGGCGGCGTCAGCCAGTACGACATTGAGCATTGGTTCATCGGAGCCACGACCAACACAATTCGCCGCTACATCAGCGACGCCCGGGCCATGGAGGCTGCGGAATGATTGTTTGCCCTCAATGCGGCGGCAAAAGCCGCGTCACCACATCAAACCGCACTCGCAACAGCATGCGCCGGTATCGGCTCTGCCTTTCGTGCCCCCACCGGTGGGCCACCATGGAAATCAGCGCGGCGCGATTTGACCGGATGCTCGACCGGGATAAGCGGCAGCAAGCGGCAGGCAGAAGATCCGGTGATACTCGCCGGGGGTTCAAAATACCCCCTGACAAGCGAGACGATTGGAACCGACTTCGCAGCAAACACAAGGACATGAGTGCCCGCGAGATGGGCGAAGTACTCGGCATTCTGGAGCCACGTCCATGATTTCGCTTCGGCCTTATCAACGCGAATCCCTCGACGCCCTGTACAGCTATTGGCAGTCGGGTGGCGGCAACGGGCTCCTCGTTCTACCCACTGGCGCGGGCAAGTCTTTGGTCCTCGCCTCACTGGTGAAGGAGCTGCTTGAGCAATATCCGTGGTTCAGAATCGCGGTTGTCACCCACAGCCGGGAACTGATCGTCCAGAACTTCAGCGAGATCCTGCGGATCTGGCCTAGTGCACCAGCTGGGATTTATTCAGCCGGGGTCGGCCGGCGCGACGCACGGGCAAAAGTCCTGTTCTGCGGCGTCCAGTCCGTGTTCAACAAAGCAAGCATTATTGGACCCTTCGATCTGCTGATCGTGGATGAGGCGCACCTGATCCCCAGGTCTGCCGCCACCATGTATGGGAAGTTCATCGCATCCTTGCTCGCCATGACACCCGACATGCGGATCGTTGGACTGACGGCCACGCCGTACCGGCTCGACTCCGGCCGCCTTGATGAAGGCGACAGCTCGATGTTTGACGACATCGTCTATGAGGCGAATGTCGTTGACCTGATCGAGCAGGGGTTCTTGTCTCCGTTGATCAGTCGAGCCGGTGCCAGCCAGATTGACCTAACCGGCGTCCACACCCGGGCCGGCGATTATGTCCAGGGCGAGCTCGAAACCGCTGCGATGAAGATCGTCAATGAGGCGGTTTCTGAGCTGGTAACGTTGGGCCAATCACGCCGCGCCTGGCTGGCGTTCTGCTCTGGTGTGGCTCACGCCGAGGCCGTCGCAGTGGCGATCCGGAGCCATGGGATCGAAGCCCAGTCGGTCGACGGCTCAATGGATAAGGCGACGAGGGATAGCCTGATCGCTCGGTTCCGTGGCGGATCAATCCGATGCCTCACATCGGTGAACGTCCTCTCGATCGGGTTTAACGTCCCTCACGTCGACCTCGTCGCCTTAATGAGGCCGACGAAAAGCACGGGATTATACGTCCAGCAAGTGGGGAGGGGATTCCGCACTGCGCCCGGGAAACAGGATGCACTGATCCTCGATTATGCCGGCGTTGTTCGGCGACACGGGCCCGTTGACGCTGTCGTCGGCGAGAACGGTGGTGCTGGCAAGGGCAGCAAGAAAGCGGAGGGTGAAACCGAGATCCGGGCCAAAGAATGCCCCGAGTGCCAAACGCTTGCTGCTCTTAACCAGCGTCACTGCAAGGTTTGCGACCACGAATGGAAGGTCGAGACGAAAGCGCCGCACGAGGGCAGGGCAGACGACAGCGTTGGCATCCTCTCGACCGAGCGCGTCCCGCCCGATTCCGTCCGTGTCACCTATTACGCCGGCCTAGGCACCTACTCAGAACTGCTCGCGTTCGAATGGACGGGGAAGTGGCGCCAGAAGGCCTGCGAGTGGTGGTTGAGCCATGGGGGGTTAACCCCGTTCCCGAAGACCAGCGCAGAGGCACTGGACCGTCGCCAGGAGCTAACCCAGCCGGCCACGATTTCGGTCGCGCCGCGGCCCGGCACCAAGTACTTCGACGTGATTGGTCGAACGTTCGACAAAAGGGAGAAGGCCGTTGCCTAACCCCTTCATCTCTCAGTCAGAACGTGACATTCGGGAAGCTACAGTCGCCCGGGCCCGGCAACTCTGGCCCGACGCCAGGATCATCCACGAACTCAATGTCGAACATGGTGCAGTGCGTGCCGACCTAGCCGCCGTAACTGCGACGCAATTGATCCTGTTCGAGATCAAGAGCGAGCGGGATACATTGTCCCGCCTCTCCAACCAGCTCCGCCGTTTCCAACCCGTGTGCCACGGCGTCATTGTCGCTGCCCACGAGCGGTGGTGCATCGGATCGAAGTATCCCAACTGCGACGTTCATCCGATCATCCGGCATGCCGGTTGCGGGCACCTTTGGCAGTACCCAGAGCCGGAAGAAAAGTGGGGGCTAAGACACTGGTCCGCACCATACGCTGCTGCCCGCCCTTGGCCGCATCGCATGCTCCGCCTGCTGTGGACCGAGGAGTTGCAAGGTCTGGCAAACAAATACGGGATGAAATCCCGCCGGGTCGCCGGTCACAAGCTGGCTGATGAACTGGCGCTCCTGCTTACCGGTCAGCAGGTCGAGCAGGCCGTTTGTAGAGCATTGCGAGCCCGCCCATTTGCCGAGGCCGATCCGGCAGTGGAGGATCGCAATGCAGCATAGCGACCGCATCTGCTCTGTCTGCGCCCGACCGGCCACTGGCATCGGCGTGGCGCCACGAAACACCAAGTCCGTCGCGGCCATAGCATGGCTCTGCGATGACCCCGAATGCCTTGTCATAGGACAGCGTGCCATGGGTATCAAACAACTGGAATTTAGCCGCCTCGACAGCCTGGCGACGATAGAGGCAGGGCAAGAGCTGGAGCAATATTGCCAGTCGATTGGAAAGTCGGACCTTCGCGAGCTTACCCAGCAGGAATGGGATCAAGCCCTTCGCGTTACTATTGGCTCATACCGGGACGCTCTCCAGACCAAGCTCCGCGACGAGGCGCCATTCTGATGGCCGAGGTTGGTCAAATCGGCAACGGCCGGGTAGCGCTAGATCTCGCCGCCGCCGGATTCGCCGTGTTCCCCTGCCAAGCTGGCGGGACCAACGTCAAAAAGCCGATGCCCGGGGTGTTCTGGCGCTCCGCATCGACCAATGATCGCGTCAAGGTCGCGGGTTGGTGGCGCAAATGGCCTGAAGCGGCGGTCGGGTTGGATCTCGCCAAGTCGGGGCTGGTCGTGATCGATGCAGATCGGCACGACCCGGACGCTGATGGCGTGGTCGCATTTGCCGAGCTGATGAATGAGCATCAGTTCGATCCCAACACCGTGCCAGTGGTCGCGACCCCAAACCAGGGCACGCACTTTTATTTCCGCCAGCCCGAGGGTCAATCCCTAGGCAATGGCCGCGGCGCGCTGCCCAAGGGAATCGATGTCCGGGGAGCAGGCGGGTACGTCATCGCGCCGGGCTCCGTAATGACGGATGGGCGGCTGTACGAGGTATTTGGCCAGGTGGCAGATGCGCCGGTCATGCCAGACTGGCTCCGCGCAATTATCAGCAAGCCTGAACGGGTAGAGCGGCAACAGCCGGCGAACATGCCGCGCCACACGCCGCCGTCTGACGAGCGGATTGCGGCATATCTCGACACTGCGGTTAGCCAAGAATTAGACGCCGTCCGCTACGCGCCCCGCGGGGCGAGGAACCAACAGCTGAACATCTCGGCCATGAAGCTTGGTCAGATGGTTGGAGCAGGGTGGTTGGGCGAGGCCGAGGCAACCGCGATGCTCGAGGCAGCCGCCGCTGATCTTTCCGCCGACGACGGCATCGAGCAAACGCGCAAGACGATCCGGTCTGGGATGTCGAAGGGCAGGACCGAGCCGCGGGAGTTGCCTGAGGATCAATATGAGGTGGTCAGCCAAGAGGATTTCGAAGCTTCGGAGCGGCTGCGCAAAAGCTTTGACAACAAGCGATCTGACACCACCCCTAAGTCCAGCATTCCCGCGGCTCTCCGCCCGGAACTAGACCTTGTCGACACCACCTCCACAGCCCCTCAGTTCGACCTGCCCGACAATTTTCTCCACCCGCCTGGACTCGTCGGCGAGATTGCCGACTGGATCTGCTCTTGGACCGCGGAACCGATCCGGATCCACGCCATAGGGGCTGCCCTCGTCATTGTCGGCACGATCATCGGACGGAAGGTGTATTCTAAGACCAGACCATCATCGGCAGCGCTGTACATTGGTGCTATCGCGCCCAGCGGAATGGGCAAGCAACACCCCCAAGACGCCATCAGGATGGCACTGGATGAGGTGGTGGGGTCGTCATCTTTGCATTGCGGCTGGAACCTCAGCCTCCCGGCTCTAGTCATGGCGCTGCACACGAACGCCAGCAAGGTGATGGTCGCGGACGAGTTCGCCGACAAGCTGATCGGGCTCAGGAGCAAGAATGCTTCCACCTCCCAATCCGCGATCAGCGAGGGGCTCCGCTCATTATGGGGCACGAACACGGGCACCTATTCACCAGACGTGTCGCTCGCCCGCGGCGATGCCAAGATCCTGCGGCCCCACCTCAGCTTCTATGGCGCATCGACAGTGAAGGACTTTGTCCGATCGCTCGTGTCGAAGGATGTGACGAACGGGCTATTCAACCGGTTCCTCATCTTGCCCAGGTATCAGGAAGTGGACCGTCGACCCGATCCCGATGGCATCATGTCCTTGCCGCCGGAGCTTAAGGACCGGCTGCAATGGCTCGCCGGCTGTTTGTCCCCCATGCAGCTCACCATGGCGGCCCGAGGTGATGGGTTTCCGTCGGAGCCGATATTGGTCCCGTTCGACAAGGCAGCAGACGAGCTGAATGCTGCGAACCAACGTCATCAGCGGGCCATGCTGTTGGCCAGTGAGAACGACGACGCCCTGATGCTCTGGGGTCGGTTCGCCGAGCAGTGCAAGCGGGTGGCCATGATCGTGGCTGTTGGCCGGAGCCCGGGTGACCCGGGAAGCGTCTCAATCACTGCCCCCGACATGGTATGGGCAACCGATTTGGTTCGTTACAGCATCGAGCAGTTCATCGGCATGGTGCGCCGGGACATGGTGGAGAGTTGGGTTCAGGCGCAGCACAAGCTGGTGCTGGGGATTGTTCGCCAGGCGGGGACGATTTCGAGGAACGAGTTGGTCCGCCAGGTCCATGGCCGGATCCAGAAGCGCCCGCTCGAGGACATCATCCATCAGCTGGTCGAGGGTCAAAATATTGAAGGTCTGAAAGTCGATCCAGGTGCCAAAGGTGGCAGGCCGAAAGAGGTGTTTAGATGGGTGCAGGACTGACAAGGTAAAACTCAGAGAATCGCGTTACCACCGATGGTGGAGGTTCGTGATGCTCAGAATTTCTCTCCCTTACCTGATTGAATTTGCCGCAGCACTTGACCGTATCGATCGCGTAACTGCGGGACGTACGGTAGGCGATGCATATGGATACCTTTTTACCGCCAAGTCACAGATTGATCAGCTCTTTGGAGCTAGCCTGTATGCGCCGGCCATGCGGAGTTCGAGGCAACTAGCAATAGCTTTACACGGTTCTCTCGATGCCCTTCTACAGAAGGGCGCCAGTGCAAATGTCGAAGCGTGGGAGCAATGGTCTTTGATCTCAAATCGAGACCAGTTTCGCACCGCTTTCTTTGCTGAACTGGGAGTAATGCCTTCCTTCTTCGTCAGCCAAAAAGGCGGGTTCGACACCCAGATGCTGCTGGACAGTGGGTGGTCATTGTTCCCTGCCGATCTTACTGCCAAGGTTCCAGAAACTCTTGCCGACGTCGGGCAGGCGGGAAGAGCCTTGGCGTTCGACATGGCTACGGCGAGTGGTTTCCACGTTTTTAGGGTCCTGGAGGCGGTTTTACGTCGCTACTATGCTGTTGTTGCAGGCGGCAAAGCAGCTCCGAAGGTTCGCTCGCTTGGTACCTATATTGCCGCTCTCAAGACGTGCGAAAACCAAAACCTAATGGTCTTGGCAGTGCTGCAACAAATCAAAGACCTGCACCGGAACCCACTTATCCACCCTGAGGTGATGTTAACAACCGATCAGGCGGTTTCATTGTTTGGTGTGGTCCGCAGTGCAATAGAGGCGATGCTGGTGTCGTTGCCGGTAGTTAGCCCTGAACAAGGCACTTCAGACATAGCAGCGATGTTCAATGTGTAGGTTTCGTCACCAAAGCTACGTGATGAAAGGGGTTTCGTCACGGTGACGAAACCGGAAAAACATCGAAAGCAGGGGGTTTCGTCACGTTTCGTCACGTGTTTCGTCACGTCTGTTTGGTGACGAAACCTCCGCCCTGTTATATAACAAAAACAATGTCTTATCGCATATAGGTAGGTTTCATCACTTTCATCACTAGGGAGGTTCTCATCTGAGCTCTTTAGGGCTCTGATGATTGATGGCGGTGACGAAACTACGAAACCTCCATTTGACCCCAATTCCCCCATTGGGCATTCCTGTCTCGCCCGACTGCTTTGGCCGGCTCCCTGCCCATAGGAGCCGAGCACTTGTCGAAACTTGTACCAGCCACCCAAAGCCGGTGGTTCGTCGTCCGCACCAATCCGAATTGCGAGGTGAGGGCGTCAACGTCGTTATCCCGTGCCGGCTATGGCGTTTACGTCCCGATGCTGAAACGGGAACGGCAGGAACGCCGGTCCAAGAAGTGGGTTGAGACCACCAGGCCATTGATGACTGGATATCTGTTCGTCCAGATGCCCTATGGCCCGCTGGATTGGTGGACGTTGCGCCGGTGTGATGGTGTTCGTGGTGTGCTGGGCACAACCGATCGCCAGGGTGAGCAGTCGCCTTTCCCGGTCCCGAGCCGATTGGTTGAACGCATCATGGCGGCCCAACTGAACCTGCAGTTCGATGATACGCGGGAGGCGCGAAGCAGACGAGGGGAGCAAGCAGTCAACATTTACCAACCAGGTGCGGCCGTGCTGGTAACGAAGGGGCCGTTTACGTCATTTCCCGCCGAGGTCCAGGCCGTCCGCCCCAACGGCACGGTTGAGGCATTGATCAGCCTGTTCGGCCGCTTGACCGTGATGGAGCTGGCGCCGGATCAACTTGAGTTGGCGGCGTAGAAACGTGTTGACCCCAATTCCCCGATTCGTATCATGCCCTCATTGGATCGTCTGGCGGGGTGCTGTGCATCTCCGGCCGGGTCCGGGGTAGCGGCTAGGCTGCGATGACCCCAATTCTTTTGCACGTCTGAAATTTGGAAGCGGCCAGGACCAGTTCTTGAGCCGCTTTTTTTGTGCGCGCCACCATGCATAGGGCGGCATTGGTTAGAACCAACTCCCTCCAACCGAAAGGACTGCCCCATGCACATTCGTGCTTTAGTGGGTGCCGCTCTGCTCGCGCTGTGTACCCTGGCGATGACGCCAGTGGCCATGGCCGACCCGGCGCCTGACATCTGTGTCCTCGATCTTGCCCAGCCTGTGGATTTCGACCAAAGCATCGGCACCGGCGATGTGACCTGCTCGGCCATCGCTGTTGTTGAACTCGCCGCCGCGGTGCCAATCAGCCCAGGCGATGAAGACGAGGCCGCCGGCCCTGGTCTGGTGAAGCGCCTCGCCGCCCTCGACCTTGCCATCCATCGCCAGCACGAAGATCCGGGCCGCGTTCTAGTCTGATAAACGTAGATCGTAATCGACCGGCTGCTTTCCGGGGCAGCCGGCCTGTTGATCCGGATCGCTTCGGCGGTCTCGATGAGCAGGTACAGTTTGGAGCGCGTAGCGCCGCGTCTCGACCGCGAACGGTGCGGGCGGCACATGCTAGTTGGACTTTCGAGGGTCTAGCCTGGGCATACCCAGAGCGCTCCACCCCTATTCACTGGCCTTTTCTGCGGCCTCAATGCCTCTGTTGATTTTGGCTGTGAGCACGAAGAGGAAGGAGCCTAGTGCCTCCGCGAATTCAACCGATTGCTGTGCTTCATCAGGAGACACGTGAGGTTTGTCTTTGTCAGCATGGCGGGGGCGATTTGAGCCAAGCCGGACAGAATGCGCCCAGTCTGCCATGCCTTGAGTTAGGACATTATCTTTGAGCGCCAAGTCGATCCGGTCATAGAGGTTGCCCTTCTCGTAACCTTTAGCCTTGAGCATTCCATCCACCGCACTGCCCGCCATGACTGCGGAAGCATCGGGTGCGTGAAGTGTCTCATAAGCTTGCTGAAGAAAGGTGCGTGCGGGCTCTGGAATGTCTTCATGGGCAGACTTGGCCGGCGGGAATATTTCCGCAGCCTCATTTCCCATGTAGGCACCATATCCCTTCGCGGTAACAGCCGATCCGCAGGTGGCGCATAGATAGCATGCCCATGCGAGTGAAGGGCCACCATCTGTACGCGGACTACCTCGATTACCTTCCGTTGCCCAGACGACGGTGAGGCGCGGTGATGCAACCGAGCAGTGCGGGCATCTTCGAACGTCAGTTAATGTGTTGCCCATTGTTGGCACCGCGAATCCCCCTCCGTCCTTCATCTTTAGTTTTGCTCAACACCTGAAGAGCGGCAACCCCATGACCCTCACCGCCAAGCAAGAGCGCTTCGTTGCCGAATACCTGATCGACCTGAACGCGACCCAAGCAGCGATCAGGGCAGGGTACTCGGCGAAAACGGCGAACAGGATCGGGCCGGAGCTGCTGACGAAGCAGGCTGTAGCCGCGGCGGTAGCTGAGCGGCAAATCGTCATCGCCTCCAAGCTCGACGTCACCCAGGAACGCATCGTTGCCGAGTTGGCGAAGATCGGGTTTGCGAACATGCTGGACTTCATCCAGGTGCAGGATGGCGGCGACGCCTACGTCGACCTGTCTAACGTCACTCGCGACCAGGCCGCTGCCATTGCGGAGGTCACGGTGGAGGACTTCATGGATGGCCGCGGTGAGGATGCTCGCGATGTCCGAAGGGTGAAGCTCAAGCTCAGTGACAAGCAAGGAGCACTTGAGAAACTGGCCCGCCATCTGGGCATGTTTAAGGACCGCGTCGAACACACCGGGAAGGATGGGAAGGATCTGCCACCTCCGCAGGTGACGATCTTCCAATTACCCGACAATGGCAGGAGCTGAGGCCGGGCAGGAGGCCCCAGCAATCATTCGCCCCCAGCCGGGACCTCAGACCGCATTCCTTGCCTCCCCGGCGGACATCGCGATCTATGGCGGCTCAGCTGGTGGCGGCAAGACCTGGGCGCTCCTGATGGAGCCCCTGCGCCATGTGGCAAACCCGCAGTTCGGTGCTGTGTTCTTCCGGCGCACGCTGGTGCAGGTCCGCAACGAAGGCGGGCTGTGGGACGAGAGCGAGAAGCTCTATCCTAACCTGCAGGCCAAACCCCGCAGCGCCCCTGACCTGTCCTGGACGTTCCCCTCGGGCGCTTCAGTTAGCTTCGCCCACCTCGAGCACGAAAAGAGCGCCAGCAACTGGCAGGGCTCGCAGATCCCGCTCCTCTGCTTTGATGAGCTGACGCATTTCACGGCCAAGCAGTTCTGGTATCTGCTCAGCCGCAACCGCTCGATGTCGGGAGTCCGCCCATATGTGCGGGCGACCTGCAATCCGGATGCCGATAGCTGGGTGGCCCAGTTCATCTCCTGGTGGATTGACCAGCAGACCGGCCTTGCCATTCCCGCGCGAGCCGGCGTGCTTCGCTGGTTTGTCCGCTTAGGTGATGCGATCATTTGGGCCGACAGCCCCGCAGAACTGGCGCAATACACCGACCCGACAACCGGTAACCCGATCCCGCCCAAGTCGGTCACGTTCATTCCGGCCAAGCTCACGGACAACGCTGCCCTCATGGCGGCGGACCCCGGGTATATGGCCAACCTGATGGCGCTGCCCACTGTAGAGCGGGAACGCCTGCTTGGTGGCAACTGGAAGATCCGGCCGGCGGCCGGGCTCTACTTCCAGAGAGCTTGGTGTCAGATCGTTGATGCCGTGCCTCATGATGTTCGATGGATGCGGGGCTGGGACCTCGCTTCGACACCCAAAACCGAGGGCAACGACCCCGACTGGACGGCAGGAACGATGATCGGGAAGACGCCTGACGGCCGCTACTTCGTTGGCGACCATCGGCGCGACCGGCAGTCTCCGGCCGGTGTTGAGCGAATGATCAAGAATACGGCGGAAGGCGATGGCCGATCGGTCGCAATATCGCTGCCTCAGGACCCTGGGCAGGCCGGAAAGAGCCAGATCGCCACGCTCACAAAAATGCTGGCCGGGTTTAGTGTCCGATCAACCCCGGAGTCTGGGGACAAAATCACTCGGTTCGGAGGGTTCTCCGCGCAAGCTGAGGCGGGCAACGTGTTCGTTTTGCGGGGTCGCTGGAACGAGGATTGGTTCACGGCCCTTGAAGGCTTTCCCGAAGTCTCTCATGACGACGACGCAGACAGCACCAGTCGCGCCTTCAACGCACTGATCTCTACTCCGGCGCAGACCACTTCAACGACCGTGACGGGTTTGTACTAGCGATTGTTGGCCGGGCGCCTCGCGACATCCGGCCCGTTTGTTCTACAGCTGCCTACCCGAAACGGCTCTGCCAATGGCGATCACAATGCAGGCGCCGATGAAACCAGCAACCAGGTAGCCAATCCACCCGCCGAACGACACGCCGAGGAACCCGAGCAGAATGCTCGCTACGATGGCACCGACAATGCCGAGGATGATGTTCATGAGCACGCCGTTGTCGGTTTTCATGACCTTACCGGCGAGCCAACCGGCGATGCCGCCGATGATGATTGCTCCAATTATGCCTACGCCGTCAAAACCCATGGTTTCCTCCTGATGGTGGGAATCGTCGCGCAATGAGCGTGGCACACAATGGTCATCCGGCCAAACAGACCGCAGCAGAGAATGGACCGAACATGTCTGACGCGGTCGACACAAAGCACCCTGAGTACATCGGCCGGGCCGATCTCTGGCAGCTAATGCGCGACACCAGTGGTGGTGAAGGCGACGTGAAAGCCGCCGGCGAGGAATATCTGCCGCAGCCGAGCGGGTTCAAGGCGCAGCCCGATGGGGGCAGGGCGCTCTATGCCGCGTACCAGAAGCGAGCTCAGTTTCCCGAGATCGTGCATCCCACGATCCACGGCATGGTGGGTGTGATCCACCGCACCGAGGCCCAGATTGAAATGCCAGCGGCAATGGAGCCGCTGTGGGAGAAGGCGACGAAGGATGGGCTGCCGCTTGAGGCGCTGCATCGCCGCATCACTGCTGAATTGCTCACCACAGGGCGTTATTCGCTGCTGGCCGATGCCGCGACCGAAGGGTCGGACCTTCCATGGCTGGCTGGCTATAGCGCCGAGGCACTAGTCAACTGGAGCGTTGACCGCTCCATGTTCGTGCTCGATGAAAGCGGGCTCAAGCGCGAGGGCTTCCGGTGGGAGCAACAGCAGCGCTATCGCGTGCTTGAGCTCAAGGAGGGCCGGTACACGGTCCAGACTTACACTGGCGCTCAACGGACGCCGAGCGATGCTCTGGAGCCAACAGGCCGCGGCAATGTTCGGCTGCCCGCTATCCCTTTGGTGGTGATCGGCGCGCGTGATCTTTCGTTGCCACCCGAACTGCCTCCGCTGATGGGCGTGGCAAGGGCTGCAATCGCTCTGTACCAGCTCAGTGCCGATTACCGCTGGCAGCTGTTCATGACGGGGCAGGAAACACTAGTCGTGATCAATGGCGATGCTCCAACAGCGGTCGGGGCCGGGGCCGTTATCACGATCAAGCAGGGAGACCAGCAGGGTACGCCTGATGTGAAGTATGTCGGCCCAGCCGGCACCGGAATTGCGGCTCACCGGGTCGCTATGCAGGACGAGCGAGCCAATGCGGCTCAAGCCGGCGCCAGGCTGTTCAACAGCAGCGAGTACAAGACGGCCGAGAGTGGGGACGCGCTGCGCATCCGGTTTGCTGCGGAAACAGCCACGTTGACCAGCATCGCTCAGTCCAGTGCTCAGGGCCTAGAAAAGGCGCTGCGGCACATAGCGGTCATGATCGGGCACAACCCCGAAGAGGTGACGGTCAAGCCGAACCTGAGCTTTGTGGACTCGTCGTTGACACCGCAGGAGGCGGCTCAGCTCGTATCGCTTTGGCAGAGCGGCGCGCTGTCGAAGCAGACGGTCTATGAGAACCTGCAGCGCGGCGAGATCGCTAGTGCCGAGCGGTCATTCGACGAAGAGCAGGCGCTGATCGAGGCTGAAGGCGCAGGGCTCGGCAACCCGTCCCTGACGGGCAACGACAATGCAGACCACGAATGACGCAATCCGTGACCTGGAGCTTCGGCACCAGGTGCAGGTGCAGCGGCTGGCTTCCGGTATTCTCGCCAAGCTGCTTCCGCTGCTGGACCGCGCCGATGAGGAGATCGTTTCAAAGCTCATCGTTCGGGGCGCGACGCTGGAGGGTTCGTTCACCTCGGTGCGCCTAGGGAAGCTGCTCGATGCTATCCGCAAGATCAACCATGACGCCCATGTCTCGGTCGGTAAGGAGTTGAGAAAAGAGCTAGTTGAGATCGCGGGTTACGAGGCTGAGTTCCAGCGTCGGCTTATCAGCTCGGTGCTGCCGATCGCGTGGGACTTCGTCTCGCCAACAGTGGAGATGCTGAAGGCGGCGGTTACGGCCAGGCCGTTTCAGGGCCGGTTGCTCAAGGAGTGGGTTGCCGAACTGGACGAAGCCAAGGCCCGGCGCCTGCGGGATGCAATTCGCCTCGGCGTGGTGCAGGGTGATACGGTGGATCAGATTGTCCGCCGTGTCCGCGGCACAAAGGCGCTGCGGTACACGGACGGTATCATGAACATCGGTCGGCGTGGCGCGGAGGCTATGGTGCGCACCGCTGTGGCGCACACCACGACGGCAGCGCGGGACGAGCTCTATAAGGCTAACTCCGACCTCATCGCTTCTGAGCAATGGGTATCGACCTTGGACACGCGCACATGCCCTCAGTGCATGGGCTTGGACGGGCAGAAGTTCGAGCTGGGCAAGGGCACACAGACGCCGGCGCATATCGGCTGCCGGTGCGTTCGGGTGCCGGTGACCAAAAGCTGGAAAGAGCTCGGCTTTGACATCGATGATCTGCCGCCCGCAACACGCGCAAGCGTAAATGGACAGGTTAGCGCCACGGAGACCTATGGCTCATGGCTCAAGAAGCAGCCTTCTGGGGTGCAGGATGAGGCCCTCGGCACTACCCGAGCGGCTCTGTTCCGTAAGGGCGGCTTGCCTGTTGACCGCTTCACCAACCGGGTTGGCGATGAACTAACGCTGGACCAGTTGCGGCGTCTGGAAGATCAAGCTTTCGCAAAAGCTGGTCTAGCAGCATAGTGGGGGAATGAAAGACGACTTCCGCGACCGCTCCCATCTCGCCGTTGTTGATGGCGCTGTGCCCGACGATGCTCCGAAAAGGAGCTATCGCCGGACGGCGCTTGATCAAGCTGAGCAGGTGGTTTGCTGGCAATGCGAGCTCGACACCGGAGTGGCTACCAGTGCCGTGGTCGAGGTGACGGTAGCGCCGAGGCGATCACCGTCCGGGAAGAAGGTCGGCGGGACCAAGCAGTGGGTTTGCGCTCATTGCTTGGCCCGGGGCAGAGTTACGAGGTTGATTGGGTAGCATGGACTTCGCTGCATTCGGCTTGCCCTGGGAAGTGCTCCTGACTTTGGCAGTGGGGTACGCCGGGTACTTCGTAGCGAACGTCGGTGTGCGCGCTCATCACAAGTCGATCGACGTTACCTTTTCGACCATCGTCTATGGGTTTTTCGGGACAGCCGCGTATCTTGCTGTTCTAGCTGCCGGTTTACAGATGTGGGTGGCGGTGCCTGCCGGCTTCGTCGTGTCGATGGTGGCTGGCGGCTTATGGTCAGCCGTACTGAGGGATAGATTTGCTGATGCGCTTCGGCATCTGAACGTTTCTCAGAATGACGATTTGCCCTCGGCGCTAGCAAACTTGATGGCCGACAAAAAAGGTCACGCTACCCAGCTATCTGTTCGTCTGACGACAGGCGTTTGGCTGATGTGCAATGACCTTGCTCGGTTCCAAAGCGCACCTTGCGGACCCTGTGTTTTGGGCCCAAGTGGCGACGTCCTAATGTACGTTACGCATCATCGAGATGCCGATGGCGACTACGAGGAATGCGAAGTAGATGTCCCTAATTGGGGGATGGAGCTCACCTACATCCCAGCCAATCAGGTCTCTCGGATCGATCTGCGGAAGAGAGCTATTTCTTCTTAGGCATTGGTGGCGTGTTATTGCCGCCCTGGCTGGTCGTCGGCGTGTGAGAACCCTGCTCCTCGCCGGTGGAAGGGCGATAGCTCTTCTCAACGGTAGGACGGTGGCTGTCCTGTATATTCACTGGCTTCGGTGCGGGCTTATCCTTGTCGGTCATTGTCTGATCCCTGATTGACCTGCGGATACTGGCGCAGATGCCATACTTGTTCAATTGCCCGCCCGGCATTTCCGAGGCGGGCTTTTGATGGAGAAAGTAATGGCCACTGTCGATAGCGCATCCGACGACCGCACCGCCAACAATGCCGTGCGCCACGCCTATCGCATCCTTTCCGATGCCGAGAAGGCTCAGATGGTCGCGATCAAGGATAAGGGTGCCGAGTTGCTGACCCTGATCGAAGGCCTTGGCGGCAGCCGTGAACTGAGTATCGCCAAGACTAAGACGGAAGAAGCCGTGATGTGGGCAGTTAAGGCTATTACGGCGTAGGCTTACCCTATCAAGCCACGCTGGTACGCCAGCTCATCGATTTCACGCAGTGCGTTCTCAGTGGAGTGCCAAAGTTTGTTGTGGCTCTCTAGCAACTTGTCACGAGCTAGAGGATCCTTGGGGAGCGGGTTGTCGGCGAACGTGTCGATGGCCTTTCTGACCCTTTGAAGAATGCGCGAGTACGAATCCCGCGCTTCCGCGAGTTCATCGTCGGTCAGTCCAGTCAGGTCCACGGCCATCGGGCTTCTCCACTTTCACGAAGCCGATCCAATCACCAAGGGGGTCAAAATGCAATTCGCCCCGACGCTGTAAGCGCCGTCTCCGAACAGCCTTTTTACGCTTAGAGAGGCCAAAGCGGCTTATTGGTTGATGCGCATGATCCAATTCTGAGCGGCGCCCATCGATGCTCGTTCGTTGGGTACTTCCCGCTCGTCAGCTGGGCGGAAGCGCAACTCAGCGCTTCCGACTAAAATGCAAAGCAGGTCGCCGTCAATTTCAGCTACCCGGCCTAGCTCAGTTCGGCCGTCTACAGCGAATTCGATGTCATCACCTACTGACAGCACCACAAATTTTTCATCTGACGCTTCTCTGGGCGTGATCGTGATGCGAGCCCATGGGGATATCCCCCCATGCACTTCAGCGGTCCACTTTGGTGTTTTAGTCATGGCTACTTCCCGTCAAACGCTCAGGCAACATCGAAATCTCGAACGAGGCAGCATCGAGACGATGCCCTGCTGAATTGTCAATGCCCGGCGAGGCCGTGGCGCAACCTGAAGGGTAGGCCGATGGCTACCGCTAATCCAATCTGGAAACTCACCACGGGCAACCTGCCGAACGGCTGCGCCGCTGCATGGCATGCCGAAATCGGCGGACGAACCCTTGCCGGCATCTTCCGCCTTATGGCCGGTGACGTCTTCATGCTCTGCTACCAAGTCATGGGCGACCCTAAGGCCACGGTGGAGCGCTTTTGCACCATCCAAGAGGCGCAGGACCGCGCCAACGTCGTGTTGAGCACCCGGCTCTGCATGCCGCGCTGACACCGCCCCAAAACCGCATCGCCGCCGCCCGATGAGGCGGCTTTTTTATTGCCGGTGAGACCGGCCCAACCGGAGTAATGCCGATGGCATTGAAGACCATTCTCGACAGCCTGGACGACGTGCCAGACGCCCTGAAGACTGAATACAAAGAGGTCGACGGCAAGTTCGTCCTCGACATCGAAGGGATCGACGCGCACCCCGCCGTCGTGAACCTCAAGACCGCGCACGAGCGGCAGAAGACCACGAACAAGACACTGCAAGCCGATTTGACCGCAGCTAAGGCGCGGCTCGAAGGCCTTCCCGACGACTTTGACGCTGACGCCTATGAGGCCCTGCAGGCGCAGGCAGAAGGCAAGGCTCCCGCCAAGACCGATGAGCAGGTTGCCCAGGTGCGCCAGCAGCTCGAGCGCAAGCATCAAGGCGAGTTGACCAAGAAGGACGAGCGCATCGCCACTCTGGAAGGCGCCGTGACCAAAGCCACGATCGATGACGGCCTGTCCAAAGCCCTCGATGAAGCTGGCGTTGACCCCGCATTCAAGCCCGGAGCCATGGCTCTGCTCAAGAGCAAGGGCGCGGTGAAGCTGGTCGAGGAAGACGGCACGTTCAAAGCCACCGTAGAAACCGATATGGGCCCGATGCCCCTGGCTGGCTATGTCAAGGATTGGTCAGGCTCCGACGAGGGCAAGATCTACGTCAAGAAGCCCACCGGCGGCGATGCTCCGGGCGGGCAGGGCAACCGCTTCACCGACAACCCGTGGGACACCAGCAACGGCAAGCGTCCCAACCTGACAAAGCAGCAAGAACTCATTGCTTCAAACGACGCCAAGGCCCGCCAGATGGCGCAGGCCGCCGGCATCACTCCAAACTGGTAGGCGCGCAGCCTCCCTGATCTACCGCGCCGATGGCGCACGCCAGCCGGGCCCGATGGGATGGCTGAACAATCCTCCCCAACTCCATCCCTCATTGAAGGATTTCCCTCATGGCTACCACTCGCCTGAGCGACGTCATCTATGGCCCGCTCTTTCTCCCCACGACCATCCAGCGGATTGCGCAGTTGTCGCGCATCCGCAACTCGCCGATCGTCTCCACTGATGCCCAGCTGCAGCAGTTTGCCAATGGCCCGGGCGACCTCGTCCAGATGCCGTTCTGGAACGACCTGACCGGAAACTCCAACGTTTCGACCGACGATCCAGCCCAGACTGCGACGCCCAACAAGCTGACCCAGGGTCAGGACATGGCCCGCAAGATCCGGCGCAACAACGGCTGGCAGAGCGCGAACCTCGTTGCCTCGATGCTCGCCGAAGACCCGCTCGACGCTGTTGCCCAGCTCATTGCCGAGTACTGGGTTCGTGAAGAGCAGCGCATCATGGGTCAGCAGATGGCCGGCGTGTTCGCCTCGGCGGGCATGGCCGGCAATGTGCTCGATGTTGCATCGGCAGATGGCGCGGTCACGCCCGTCAACCTCGATGCCGAGGTCGCGGCCAACGCCTATGCCCTGCTCGGCGAGTACGGCCAGACCCTGTCTGCCGTGCTGATGCACTCCCGCGTTTTCTACAACCTGCGGGCGCAGCGGGCGATTGTCTTCGGTAAGGACCCGGTCACCGGATTGGATTTCGTTCGCTGGGACGACAAGGACGTGTTCGTGTCCGACCAGTGCCCGCGTGTCGCGGGTGCCAGTTCCGGCTTCGAGTACACCTCCTATCTGTTCGGCAATGGGGCCATCGGCTACGCTGAAGCAACTAGCGATGGTGGGCCCAAGAAGCCGGTCGAAATCGACAGCGTGGCAGCAGCCGGCAATGGTGAAGGCGTTGAGACGGTCTGGTACCGCCGCCACTGGGTCATGCACCCGCGTGGTGTCGCTTTCACCGGCGATCCGGCGAACGCCTCGGGCGTGACGGATGCGGAACTTGCAAACGGCGCGAACTGGACGCGCAAGTATGACCCCAAGCTGATCCGCATGGTTGCGGTCACGACCAACGGCTGAGCGCGGGACCACGGCCCCGCTCATCATCCCATTCATTAAACACGAGGTAACAACATGGACACTCGCCATGAGGACGATCCTGCGCTGGCCGAAGCCATTGCCCGCCGGGACGAAAGCCGTGCCCAGATCCTGCGGTCCAAGGCCAATGCAGCAGGCGGCAATTCATCTGATCGGCTTGCTGCTGCTTTCGAAAAGCTGGCAGACCAAGCCGAGAAGGCCTCTCAGCAATCAGCTGCAGCGCTCGACAACATCGAGCCGGCCGAGGTCGACCCTGAAGGCACCGCTCGGCCGCTTGCGGACAGCGCGGGCAACTTCGCTCCCAATGCTGAAGTGTCTGCCACCGGCGGCATCGGCATCAAGGCCAGCAACACGGATCCAGTTACGGGCCAGGCTGCAGCCACCGCGGAACAGGCTGGCACGGCGATTGTGCCTGGCGCTCAGACCATCATCGGCGACCAGGTCGTTGGCGGTGGCAGTGCCGCGGACGGACAGGTGGCCATTCCGGCCAACTGGAAGGATCTGACTTGGCAGGAACGCCGCTCGCTGGCGTCGAAACTCTCGGACGAGCCGATCAGCAACGGCGAGGAAGCCAATGCCGCGATCGAAGCCGAGTTGAAGCGCCGCGGCTAATCGCAAAAAAACCCCGGCCTGTGTGCATGGGCCGGGGCTATCTATGGGCGTGATTTTGGAGGTCGCAGGGGCAAGCCTGCTGGTCTATTAACGGCCGTTAACGAACTCAGTTCCGATCGTCGTTCTTGTGGACGCGGCCGAACTGCTTCGCCGCCTCGACGGACTTAACGGCGGCCTTTGCCATTGCCGTTGCTTCTGAAATATCCGCGACCGGCTCACTGTCACCAGCGGCCTTGCTTGCGTGCACGTCGTAGGGCACCTCCGCTCCTGTGGCGATGGTTTGATCCTCAGGTCTGACCTTGGGTCCATTGATCGGCTTTGAACTGCTCATGGCCGGATCCTCCTCAAACAATCGAAACGCCTCAGGGCGAGGAAAGGTGCGCAGATGGCCGACCATTACGGCACACTAGAAGACGCGCTGGTCTATCATCAGGCGCGCGCGAACTCAGCGTGGGCCGGATCAACAGACGATCTGCGCCTCGCTGCCCTGATCCGCGGTTCGGGCGCTCTGGACGCGCTATATGGCGCCCGATACCCGGGCCGGATCGTCAGTGCTGACCAAGACCTTCTGTGGCCTCGTGCTGACGCCACATACCGAGGCGCTGCCTATCCAGATAATCAGGTGCCGCTTCCAATCATACGCGCCGCATACGAGCTGGCGGTGCGCGAACTCGTAAGTCCCAACTCCATCATCCCAGATTACGACCCGTCTGCAGCGATCAAGCGCGAGCGCAAGAAGCTGGGTCCACTGGAAAAGGAGCTCGAGTATTCGGCGCCTGCATCGGCCGCTGCGGCTCGGCCCGCATTTGCATTGATCGACGGCATTCTTGCCGAGCTGCTGGTTCCGGCGCGCGGCGGCACTTCCGTGACAACGCTGGTGAGGTTCTGATGGCTGAGAGGTTCAACTACATCGAAAGCCAAGCCGACGCTGAGGAGCTCATTGCCGAGTTCGGGCAGATCGGTGCTATTCCCCGCACCACATTCGAGCCGGGGCCAAACCCATGGACGCCAGGCGGTGAGGTGACAGTCTACCACGCTATCAACGTGGCGGTGCTTCCTATCGAACTGCAAGACGCCGGGCGGGACGTCGGTGGCACGCTGATCAAGTCGAGCGATGCCCAGATCCTCGGGTCGGTGGTGGGCCTGACCATCACGCCGGCTACCACTGACACGATCCTGATTGATGGCGTCTTCAATGGCGACGTTTACGAAGGGGGCAGGGCGCTCACAATCGTGCGCAACAATACGCTAGCTCCGGCCGGTGTGCCGGTCATGCACGATATAATTGCCTCCGCGTAGCTAGCGACCCGCTATCAAATCTCTGCTGAGACCGCAGATACCAGTGCCCAGACAATTACGGCGAGGCCGGCCATCAGCCCGTTGCTTTGCCGCTTCTTCAGGGGCGTAGCCGGATCCTTGCTCGCTTATGGAGCGCGCACAGTGTCTTGCATCGCAACCTCCTCAATCATGCTCGGTCGAGCGGAATGATGATGCGCCTGCGAGCGCGGCAACTCAACACAATGCTGTTCACAGTAGGTAGAGCAGAGAGGCTGATGGACATGGCGTTTGCAGATGACGTGGCCAAGTTCAGCGCCAAGACGCAGGCGAAGATCGACACAGCGTTCCGCAAGATCGCGCTCGACGTGTTCTCCGAGGTGATCCTGATGAGCCCGGTTGACACCGGCAGGTTCCGAGGCAACTGGCAGGTGTCCATTGGATCGATACCCGCCGGCACCGTGGAGATTGACGACAAGGCAGGTACCGCCACTATCGGCAAGGTGCAGGCTGAGACACTCGGCCTAACGGCGGGGCAGACGATCTACCTGATCAACAATCTGCCCTATGCCATTCCGCTTGAATACGGATCTTCCTGGCAGGCGAGCGGGGGCATGGTTCGGCTCACCGCTCAAAGGTGGAAGCCCATCGTTGATGCTGTCGGCCGGGAGCTAAGCAAGGAGTAGGACGACCTACCCACACCACGGCCTGACCAGATTACGGGCGGCGTCAACATCGAGGTTCAGGCGCGCCTCGCTGTAATTCTGAATCATAGCATCATTCGGACCGATCACCCTCACGTCGCCATGAGACTGGACCAGCGCACCGCCCACCCGAACGTTCGACGCGGTGTCACCAGCAACAGGCTGCCCGACCTTGCTCTTAAGGACTGATGCGCCGCAGTCTTCTAGCGGAGGTGAAGGGGTTGCTGATGGCGGTACTGCGGACGCCGTGCACCCGACGAGAATGATGGCTGCAGCAACGCCAGCAACACAGGTAAGCGAACGAGATGTCATCTTTGCAATCCCTATCAGTTTACGCACGGTTGACCCACCATCTGGCCATTTTGAGGCCGCAGGAGTTGAGCCATCACCGGCTTAGCAGAGCGACTCGCAAGCTATCCCGTCATTGTCACGATCTAGCCTGCCGCCCCAAGAACAGTTCTGCCGATACCATTGGGCAGCGGAGCAGCTCGAGATCTGTCCGCATGTTCTGCGCGGCGAACACGACTGCCCGGAGGCGGCAGCAGGAACAGATTGCGCCAAAGGGGCAGGGGGGCGGTATATTGATTGCGGCCGATTCCTAGAGGTGAATTGCTCGCTGACCCACCCTCGGCCCGCTGAAGCGGATTGCACGAACAGCCAGCCATCTCGGGCTTCAAGTACGGCGATCTGATCGCCACTGGGAATCTTGCCGACCACTTTGCCCGCGGAACTTGGATCGGATCGAACGTTCAGCGATGTCGCCGTGACGTATCGAGTTTCGGTCTGTTTCGCCGGCGAGGTCGAGACTTGGGCTGCTGGAGCTCTATGAGAAGGCTCGGTTGCCGTGCTCGCCTGAGTTGAACTCGTGACCGGCGAGGTAACCGCGGAGCTTGTCGACGAGGACGGCGCGTCCTCCGACTTGAAGATTTGGCCGAAGATCAGGACAACCACCCCAACGATCAGCCATCCACCGAACGACGACTTCTTCTTCTTTCTCGCCAATTCCATCCTCCGTTACGAAGATTGGCGCGCCAAAGCAGAAGAGTCGAGTCCCTGTCTAGAAGTACGGCATTTCGGGAACTTCACATGGCAACCATTGAAGCCAATATTCAAGCAGCGCTGTTCGCGCGCATTGCGTCGCTGGGCCCTGCACATCCCATCAGCTGGCCCAACGTGAGCTTCACGCCACCGGCCAACAAGCGCTACCTTCGTGTTTGGCATCTGCCGAACGCAACAGACCGTCTGTCTATCAGCAGCGATAGCAAGCACCGTCACCAAGGCATCCTCCAGGTGATGATCTGTGCCCCTCTGAACACTGGTGAGACGCAGGCCCGAGAGATCGCGGGGCTCGTTGCCGACCACTTCCCGCCTGACCTGGCGCTAGGCAGCGGCGTTCGGATCACCAAGCGTCCGAACATCGCCTCGGCGCTCATCACCGACACAGAAATCCAGATCCCGGTGAGCATCGCCTACCGGGCGTTCATCTAGGAGCATCCCATGAGCAAGCAGATCGTCTACGCCACCGGCCGCGTGCCAAACCTCGACGGGCGCATGTTCCAGAACCCGCGCCATTTCACCGGCCCGGTCGAGGGGGCCACAAAGGTCTATATCGATGGTGATTGGCCTGTTGTGCGCAAGGCCTACGAGGCTGCCGGCGTGTCCGTCTCGCCCCAGTCCGACATGAGGGCTGCACCAAAGCCCAAACAGCCGTCGGGGGCCGCGCAGACGGGCGCTGAGCCCAACTCCTAACCATTCGGCCCCGGCCGTTTAACCCGCCCCCTCTTTGGGGGCTTTTCTTTGCCCCATGGAGACTTCCCATGATCACCAGCACCGCTGGCTCCAAGCTCTATATCGGCGGTATCCGCACCGCCGCCACCACCGACATTGACGACTATGAAGCCCTGACCTGGGTGGAAGTTGGCGAGGTCGAGAACCTTGGTGAATTTGGCGACGAGTCGAGCGCCATCAACTTCCTGTCGGTTGGCGATGCTCGCACCCGCAAGCTCAAGGGTGCCCGCGACGCGGGTACGCTCACGATCACCTGCGGCCGCGACCCCTTCGACCCGGGCCAGATCGCGCTCCGCGCCGCGGAAAAGACCAAGTTCGAATACGCCTTCAAGATCACCGCGACGGACGCGCCCGACGCCAACGACACTGACACGAGCTACTATTTCGGCGCTCTCGTCATGTCTGCACGCGATAGCTACGGCACCGCTGACACGGTGGTGACCACGGCTTTCGCCCTGGGCATCAACACCCCCATCCTCGAAGACACGGCGGCAGTCGTCGCCTGATCCATCCGGCCCGGCAGCCGGACTGAACGTCACGTGACCGATGGGGCGCATGTCGGTGCGCTCCATCACCCCATCCTCCGACAAGGAACCGATACATGGACCTTTCCACCCTTACGCCCGCTGACGCTGTTGAGATCACCCTTCGCCATCCCGGGACCGGCGTGGACCTCGTGACCGACAAGGGCGAGCCCGTTACCATCTCTATTCACGGCATGGACTCGGCTGTCTTCCAAGCGCACCAAAAGGCGCTGATCAACAAGCGGCTGCAGCGCCAGACCCGGAAGGCAACGTTCACCGCCGAGCAGATCGAGGAAGAGAGCATCGGCACTCTCGCAGCCTGCATCAGCGGTTGGCAGAACATCGACTTCGACGGCAAGCCCCTCGAGTTCAGCCGCGCCAACGCCAAGGCACTGCTGAACAAGCTTCGCTGGGTCCGGGAACAGCTCGATGAGGCCGTGGCGGATCGCGCCAATTTTTTGCCGACCTCCAAGGCGAGCTAACCAGCTACGCCGAGGCGATCGTTCGGGCAGGGAGGAAGCCAAACCCATCCCTGCCGGAACTGCCGAGCGAGGTGGAGCACCTCTGGCGGATATTCACCGAACTGGACGCGACCCGAAGCGTGGGCATGTCGTCCAATCCCATCAGCTACGTCGAGATTGACGCTTACTGCCGGCTGATCTGGGGCACTCTGACGCCCTGGGAAGTGCAGTGCGTGCTGGCCCTGGATCGAACGGTTCGCAGTCTGTCAGCAGCCAAGACAAAGCAGCCAGAGGCCAAGAACGAAGCCGACGCCAGTGATGGCGCCGGGGTCAAGGCCCTGATGGCGGGGCTAGGGGCGAAGAGGAGCAGATGAGGCCTATCGCTTGTATTCCGGGTTTGTCATGCACTCGGTCATTGCGGAGCTGCCGGTAGGCAGCCCCCAAGCCGCGCAAACCTGTTGGCGGGGCAGATCGTCGGCGCCGGTACTAGGAACGGTTCCTCCGCTGGGATCCCAGCCGCAAGCTTGGGCTACGCTGCGGCGGGCCTCCGAGACATCAGAAAGATTAAACGTCATGTCCACCCGCTCTCTGTCTTCGACACGAACAAAGAGTGTCTCACCATCCTCAAGCGACCTTATAAAAGGGATAGCCTGACTTCCGCTCCATAACCCGACCGCGCGCATGTTTGACGATCGCTCCCATGCAGAGCTTGACGGCGCAGCGGCGCCAATCCTTGTTGTCACGCGAACAGTGTCACTGGCCATGAATAGTGATGTGCTGAGAACCACAGAAGTGGTGTTCTCATGACAACGAAGCGCCAAAGCGTTGCTGCCCATCATGAAGCCGTTCCCTGCAGACGTACTATCCGGCAAAAGTATCGCTGTGACTTTAGGGCTGTCATCAAGCGGCGACTTCTCGAGGTCAATCCTCCATGCTGAGGGCAAACTCGCGGTGGGCTGGTCTGCACGGATAGTAGACCCTAGCTCACCTCCCTCCGCCCGCCCGTTGGGGAACACGCCGTCAAAACAGTTCAGGCGCTTGAGAGTATCTAGCTCGGCGGAACACCTCTGAGCTTGTTCGATAGCAACCGACGATGGTTGCTGCGCAATGGCGATGCTGGACGAGGCAATTATGGCCGCAAGTGCCAAGACACAATTCTTCATTCTCACTCTCCCGAAGTTGGTGAGAGCTAAACGTAAAACCGTAATCGGAGCAATCCATTGGACCTCGCCACTCTGGGCTTGCGCATCGATAGTTCCGACGTTCCCCGCGCCGCCAATGATCTCGATAAACTATCAACCGCCGCTCGCAAGACTGAGACCGCGACGGGGAAGATGGCGCGGGAGATCGATCACGCAGAGAAGTCTGTTGGCGGGATGAGCCGCGCGCTGCGCGTGATGGCCCCTATCATGGCAGCTGTTACCGCCGCACTCAGCGTCAGGGGCCTCCAGCAGTATGCCGACGCGTGGTCTGACATGCAGTCGCGGGTAGGGGCTGCTGTCAAGGATATGAGCGCCGCGCCTGCTCTGATGCAGCGCATGGTGCAGCTGGCCAACTCGTCATATTCGCCACTGCAGCAGACCGTTGAGGTGTACACACGCAATGTAGGCGTCCTGCGAGAGCTTGGGCTTTCCGCAGCGAGCGCAGCGGATTTCACCGAGTCCCTCAACCACATGCTCGTCATCACCGCCACGCGCGGCGAGCGCGCCGCCTCAGTGCAGGACGCTCTGTCGAAAGCTATGGCCGTGGGCAGGCTGCAGGCGGATGGTCTGGAAACCGTCATGGCCAACAGCACCCGCGTGGGCGAGGCACTGGCAGCTGAGCTGGGCACAACGACAAGCAGCCTGCGGTCTATGGCATCCGAGGGTAAGATCACCGCCGAAGTGATTGCGAACGCGCTCCTGAACTCCCTTGAGGACGTGCGCGGTGAAGCCGCTGAAATGCCGGCCACGATTGGCGATGCATTCACGCGCATCAACAACAATGTGCTGCAGTTCGTCGGCACGCTCGACAAGACCTACGGTATTTCCAGCAAAGTTGCCGACGCCATGCTGAACATGGCCGATGGGATTACCGCCGCCATCGGACCGTCTATTGGGCTCATTGATAGCTTGGCAGAGAACTTCGAGCGCGGCTTAGCCTACGCCATGACCTTCGGTGCCTATATGGGCGGTGCTTGGGTCGTCGCATGGGTAAAAGCCGGCGGTGCGGTTGCGGCTCTCACTGCTGGGCTGGGCTTCCTGCGTGCTTCGCTGATCCGCACGGGTATTGGTGCCCTTATCGTCATCGCAGGCGAGCTTGCCTATCAGATGTACAACATCACCGAAGGTTCGAACTCAGTTTCTG